ACAAGGGTGCGAGAAAACGAAAAAAGCCCGCAGGATACCGCCGCTGTATCAACAAACTCAAAGAGAACTACCCCACCGTTGAGATGCCCACACTTGAGGCTGATGATGCGTTGGGTATCTACGCAACCCGAAACCCAGGGGCCATCATTGTCTCACCCGACAAAGATCTCAGACAGATCCCAGGGTTGCTGTACGACTACAAAGAAACAGTGACCATCACTCCTGAAGAGGGTGCTAAGTGGCACTTGATTCAGACATTGGCTGGAGACCCCACCGATGGCTACGCCGGATGCCCGTCCTATGGAATCCGTCGAGCTGCAGCCCTCCTCGATGAGAAGGGTTACTCCTGGAAGACTGTTGTTGAAGCCTTCGAATCAAAAGACTTGACTGAGGAAGACGCGCTGAGGAATGCACGGCTAGCTCGGATACTTACTAAGGATGATTATGACGACGAAACCGGAGTCAAACTTTGGACCCCCGATGCCAGTTATCGAGTTGACGATGGAGCAACAATTCAAGCTGAGGCGGCTTGAAGACTTGCTTCCTGAGGCAGACAAGAAAGACATCATCACTTTGTTCTTAGCTCTACAGCGACAGAACTACGCCTTATCTAATTCACTCACAAACCTGCTGAAACATTGGCCGAGTCCCCAAGCCATTACACACGCGGAGCAATAGAAGTCTGGGACTTTATCCGCGATCAAGATCTTAACTATCACCTTGGCAATGCTGTTAAATATATTTGCAGAGCCGGTTTCAAAGGTGATAACACAAAGGCTCAAGACCTTAAAAAAGCTATCCACTATCTTGAAAATGAACTCGTACATTCATACCAGTTTGATGGATCAAGCGGACCAGTTCCGTTTCGCTTACGGCGTCCAGAATGGTCCGACCACGAGGAAGACACAGAAGTCTTTGATCGATGAAGAGTGGTCAGAGTTTCACGAAGCTTTTCATTTTGAGGATGAAGAACAACAGCTCAAAGAACTAGCTGACCTCGTATATGTTTGCTACCAAATGGCTGCATCCCAAGAATGGGATCTAGACGAAGCGATGAACAGAGTTCACAAATCAAATATGTCAAAGCTTGGGCCTGACGGGAAGCCTATCCGCCGCCCTGACGGAAAGATTCTCAAAGGACCGAACTACAAGCCCCCTACCCTTACCGATCTAGTAAACAAATGACCAAGCCCTCATACATTGCCCGCACAGGTCGAGTGCAGGACTGGATGGATGATCCTGAACAACGCTACCCCGTGTCATGCACAGTTTTCGACGTGCACGACAGTTGTTCTGACCCCGAAGGCATCGAAGACGCCCTCAAGTTCACCAGTGTTGCCCTTCGAGGTGGCGCTGGTGTAGCCATCCACCTTTCGAAGCTTCGTCCTGAAGGAAGCGACAACGGAAAAGGCCTAATCAGTAGCGGGCCGGTAAGTTTCGCGAAGCTATTCTCTATGATGAACGAGGTACTTCGCCGGGGTGGGCGTTATCGTAATGGTGCGATTACGCTTCATATTTCTCTGGATCACCCAGACATTGTTAAGTTCATCCAAGCCCCACGCCACGATCTCCCTTGGGCTAAGCGGTGTGTAGACATCAACCAAGAGATGTGGGATAACTTCGAACACAAAGAAGTGTTGTACGAAGGTATTAAGAGTGGCGACATTTGGCTATGTAAAACACGCAAAGATGCACAAGGAAAAGAACTATTTTCCAACGTATGTTTGGAAGTTATGTTGCATTCAAGGGGCACTTGTTTACTACAGCACGTTGCGCTTTCTGCTTGTGAGTTTAATGACATTCCACAGGCTTTCTCAGAAGCTATGGCTTCACTTTGTGAACTCCATGCTCGAACAGGCGTGGAGGCGTCAGGACAATACCTTGATCCAACTACTGACCGACAAGTCGGACTTGGAATGCTGGGACTCGCCAACCTCCTACGGCGGAACGGAGTGACCTATGCCCAGTTCGGTGAGGCACTCGATCAGTACCACGCTGGACAGGATGTAAAGACGGCTGCCTTTGCACTGGTCAAACAGATTGCACTTGGCGTAAGTCGCGCTGCAACCATCGCCCGTCAGCACGGGATGCACCGCGCTTTCTGTATTGCCCCGACTGCTAGCTGCAGCTTCCGGCAAACAGATCTAGATGGATTTACTGCAACCCCTGAGATTGCTCCGCCTATCGCACGAGTGGTAGAGCGTGACAGCGCAACGATGGGTGTTGAACGTTATGAATACGGGGATGTTGAGATTGCAAGTGAGGTCACCTATCCGGTCTTCCGCCGGGTGGCTGATGGCATCATGCGAATCCTCTCATCCACGGGACTTCTGCACGGCTACTCCATGAATTGGTGGAGTGACCAAGTTGAAATGAATGAAGACTTTATTGCAGAGTGGCTTCGGTCTCCCCAAACAAGTTTGTATTATGCCTTGCAGGTAAATTCAGACACTCAAGATAAGACCGATGTATATGCTGCAATCGATCAAGATGAAGTGGAAGATTATCTCAAAGGCATTCTCACACCGAATGAAATGGACTGTGATTGTGCACAATGAATCCCTACGAAAAACTACTTGCTAGAAAAAGAACTTGGACCCCTGTCCAATGCACTGACGGACCCCTGACTCCAGGTGCAGAAGCTGCTATCCGTCGTGCACTGTCGATGCGTCACATGGAGTTGCCAGTCGGTGACTTCGTTCGTGACGCTCTGGAAAAAGAAGTTCCTGAGGCGGCCCGCCGTCTCTTGGAATCAAATATCCAGGATGAAATTAAACATGACCTCGCCCTGAACTACTGCGCTGATGCAATCGGTGTGGATGAGAAGGATGAGGCAGAGGCAAAACGCCTCCGTCAAGCGTGGATCGATCACCCCGACCACACACTGATGAAAGCTCTTATCGCTGAACGCGCCATATTTTTTTGCATCTTACCCTTCTTCAGGTTTTGCGGAAATGCCGGACTCAGAGAAGCGGCCCAATCAATTAGCCGCGACGAACAAGTCCATGTTGCTTGCGGTAGCATCATTACTCGGGAGCTGGGCCTTAGTGTCAGTGGCTCTCTTGATCTACTCAGGAAAGCAACTATAAATTGGGTGTTCGAACCCTTGGTTGCAAACACACCCAACAAATATATCAACAAAAAATTTTGGCTCGAATCTAGCGATCGCCTTATGTATGAAGGCAAAGCCCCTGGTCTCCAGGAAACTAAGGCCGGTAGGTTCATTGCTTTCTTTGAACATAATGCCAGAAACTTACCCCAATACAATTAGTTTTCAGTACGAAAAACTTACGATGGTGGTGTCTAAGATACAGGAAACATTTCCTCCTTACACACCAACGCCAGGTGATTCACTAGATCTAATTATGTATAAAGCTGGACAATCCAGCGTGGTTGAGTACATCGAACAACTATTGGAAGATTCCTAATGTGTGTATTTAGCTCCCCCAAACCTCCTGCGCCACCACCGCCGCCGCCACTCCCTCCTGCAGCTCCTGCACCTCCACCGCCACCGAAGCCAACACCGAAGCCTGAGCCTCTGCAGAAGCGCACCCAGAATCCTTATGTACGCCGTGCCAAGAGCAAGCAAGAGCGTAAGGCTGGTCAACGTAAAGGCAGTGGAGCACTCCGCATCCCTCTGAATATGGGTCAAGGGCCACAAGGCCAAGGCGGAGGACTTAATCCATGATGAAGGCAAGAGAGAAGTATCAGTCACTGACGTCAAGCCGCCGGATGTTTCTGGACATGGCGATCGAGGCGGCTGAACTTACGTTGCCTTATCTGATTACTGATGATCTCTCCACCCATCCAGATCACAAGCGTCTAAAACAACCCTGGCAAAGCGTCGGAGCCAAAGCGGTTTCGAGTCTTTCAGCGAAGTTAATGTTGAGTCTTCTACCTCCACAGACTTCGTTCTTTAAGTTACAAATCAGGGATGATGCTTTTCAGGCAGACTTAGATCCGAGTATCCGTAGTGAGCTGGATCTGAGTCTCAGCAAGATGGAACGTATGGTGCACGATTACATCGCTGCATCTACTGATCGTGTGGTGATTCACCAGGCAATCAAACATCTTGTGGTGGCTGGCAATGCCCTGATCTTTATGGGCAAGGAAGGTCTGAAGAACTATCCGTTGAACCGTTTCGTAGTGGAGCGAGACGGGAACGGCAACGTAGTCACTATCGTGACGAAAGAACTTATCCACAAATCAATCTTCGAAGCTGAGTTTGGTCCTGTGACTAAACCAGGTGAAGATGTAAATAGCCGTAGTGGCCAAGCCGAAGACGACGTAGAGGTGTACACCCACGTTCGACTAGACACCCGTTCTGGTCGCTGGGTCTGGCATCAGGAAGCGATGGATATGGTCCTTCCTGGAACTAAAAGCACAGCACCGAAGAACGCAAGTCCCTGGCTCGTCCTTCGCATGGCAGCCACTGACGGTGAATCACTGGGTAGAGGACGGGTAGAAGAGTTCATTGGAGACCTTCGCGCCCTTGAGTCTCTGCAGCAGAGCATGTGTGAAGGTGCAGCAGCAGCAAGCAAAGTTGTTTTCCTGCTGTCTCCTAGCTCTACAACCAAACCTCAGACACTGGCTAACGCTGGTAACGGTGCCATCATCCAAGGCCGACCTGAAGACGTCAGCGTTGTTCAGGTAAACAAGCAAGCTGATATGGCTACCGCTGCCCAGCTCGCACAGTCAATCGAGAAACGCATCAATGAAGCGTTCCTTGTTATGTCTGTACGGAACGCTGAGCGCGTCACTGCCGAAGAGGTCCGCCTCACCCAACTCGAACTCGAACGGCAAATCGGGAACACCTTCGCCCTGCTGACGGTCGAGCTGTTGATCCCTTACCTGAACAGGATCCTGTTGATCCTGCAGCGTTCTGGTCAACTGCCGAAGATCGATCGCAAGGTGATCCGTCCACAGATCGTGGCAGGTGTGAACGCTCTGGGTCGAGGTCAAGACCGTGAGTCACTGACAGCCTTCATCCAAACGATTGCTCAAACCCTGGGGCCTGAAGCCCTACAGCAATTCGTGGATCCAACAGAAGCGATCAAGCGTCTGGCAGCAGCACAAGGCATCGACGTACTGAACCTGGTCAAGACACCAGAACAGATCGCACAACAGAAACAACAGGCTCAGCAAGAGCAGGCACAGCAGGCCCTCGTGGGACAAGCCGGTGCTCTTGGCAAGGCACACCTCATGGACCCTGAAAAGAATCCACAACTGATGGAACAGATGGGTGACATGACTGGACAACAACAACCACCACAACCACCACCTGAACAAAATGTCTGAAACATTTACCTTTGACGCAAGCCAAGGCGAAAGCGAAGGGCTGTCGGCAGAAGAACAAGATTCTCTTGCAGTAGGCGAAGCCCTACAGGCAGAACATGAAGCGAAGTTCGCTGGGAAGTTTAGTGATGCACAACAACTCGAAAAGGCCTACCTCGAACTCCAGCAGAAACTTGGCCAAGGCGATGACGAAGCTGAGGATGGCGAGGAAGTTGAAGAGGAATATGAAGAGACAGAGGATGAGGAAGAGTCTTATGAGGCGCTCGTTAGTGACTTCATTCGTGAAGCCAATGATGAGTGGTCGGAGAATGGCGAACTCAGCGCGGAGACTATGGAAGCGTTTGCGGAGATGGATTCAGCAGATCTCGTAAATGCCTATGTAGCCATGCAGGCTGAGGGTGGCATCCCTTCTGCTACTGCTGATCTCAGTGAAGCTGAGGTTGGCTCTATCAAAGACAGCATTGGAGGTGACGAACAGTACGCTGCTGTCACTGAATGGGCTGCCGAAAATCTGGCTCCAGAAACTATCAATAGTTTCGATCGCATCCTTGAGGTCGGTGATACCGAAATGATTGCTCTTGCAGTGCAAGGGCTCAACTCCATGTATGAAGCCAACATGGGTTCAGAAGGACGAATGATGACTGGAGGCGCTGCGGAGAATCGTGCAGACGTCTTCCGGTCACAACAAGAACTTGTGAACGCTATGGCTGATCCTCGATACGACCAAGACCCTGGCTATCGAATGGACATCATGGACAAACTTGAACGTTCTGACATTACTTTTTAATCATGCCTTACGGCCCTGGAACATACGGATCAAAAGTAGGACGCCCGCCTAAAAAGGGAAAAAAGAAAGGTGGCAAAAAATAGAGTCCGCCTTTCTGTCGGTCGAGGTGAGAAACGTCCTGCATCTCAGGGTGCAGGTCTCACTGCAAAAGGCCGAGCAAAGTACAACAGAGAAACAGGCTCGAATCTGAAGGCCCCTGTTACCGGCAAGGTGAAGCCCGGTAGTAAAGCTGCAGGCCGACGTAAATCATTTTGTGCACGGTCACGTGGATGGACTGGTGAGCGTGGGAAGGCGGCAAGAGCACGTTGGAAGTGTTAATGAACAAGCGCAAAT